CGACCGCGGCGGTGGTGGCGGACTTGTGCGCGAGCATGAGGCTGACGAACGACTGCAACGGCGGGATGAGCTTGTTCCCCAGCGTGATCATCAGCGCGTCGAACGACGCCTGGAGCGCCTTCATCTGGAACGCGAACGTCTTCTGCGTGCCAGCCACGCGTCCCCGAACTTGTTGGCGCCCTCGGCCAGCGCCGGGTACTTCGACTCCAGGCGGTCCATCTGGCTGACGAGGACGTTGAGGCCCGCGCCGGCTTTCCGGCCGAACGCCTGGGTGATGATGTCGCCCTGCTCCTTGGACGAGATCCCGGCCTTCTTCATGTGGCCGACCAGGTCCTCCAGAGCGAGCTTCAGACCGCCCCGCTGCATGTCCTTCGAGAGGGTGTCCTGCTGGAGGCCCAGGCGCTGGAGCGCGTCGCCTGCGGTGGCCACCGGGTGGGCCAGGGCCATAACCGACATGCGGAGCTGGTTGCCGGCCAGCGAGCCGCGGATGTTGTTGTCGCCGAAGACTGCGAGGCGGCGCCGACGTCGGTGATGGACAGGCCGAAGCCCTTGACGGTGGCGACCATGCCGCTGCTGAACGCGTTGGCGAGGTCCTGCATCTTCATGTCGCCGACGCCGACGGTGGCGTTGAGGACGCCCATCGCCTTGTCGAAGTTCTGCACGCCGGGGATGCTGGAGGCGACGGCCGCGGTCAGCGCGTTGGTGACGTCGACCAGGTCCGCGTGCCGACTGTGGCGCCCTTCGCCGCGGTCTCGGTGAGCTTCAGCGCCTTGCTGCTGCTGATGCCCATGGACTCGAAGTTCGATTCCACGTGGTACAGCGACTCGGCGAGGCTGTCGGGGTCCTGTCCAACTTTGCCGGCGAGGTCGAGGACTCCCTGCTTCAACCCGGCGATCTTGTCCTGCGACACGCCGGCCTGCGTGTGAAGCTGCGCCATCGCAGCGTCGAACTTCGATGCCATCTTGACCGACTCGACGCCGATCGCGGCGAGCCCGGCACCGGCGATCAACGCGGTCTTGTGGAAGGCGGCCATGCCGCGGCCTGCCTTGCTGACTTCGGCGTTCACGCTGGCCATGGCCGGGCCAGTCATGTTCTTAGCCGTGATCAGGATCTCTACCACGTTGGTCATCTGGGTTCACCCCCATCGATTCGATCGTCAGCAGGCGCAGCGTTTCGGCAGGCTCGGCCAAGATCTCGCTGGGCAGTTTGTGCCAGCGGTCGCAGAGGCCGAGGATGAATCTCGCGTCGGTCAGCTCGCGAGGCTCGGTGACAACGGAGCCATCGGGATGGACTCCTCCGGGGCACTGCCGCCAGAGTTCGAGGGCTGCTCCAAAGGGGCGGCGACACCCGCGACCGCGTCCGTCCACCGGTCGATGATCAGGTTGATGAGCGACGGCTCTTCGTCTTCGAGGGACTCCATCGTCGGCGGGAGCGCGTTGCCGTCCTCGTCCTCGCGGTTCCAGGCCACCATGTGGGAGGCGACAAGGTCCGCCATCCGGTCGAAGCCGTCCCGGCCCGAGCCCTCTTCGCTGGTGCCTGCATGGCGCGCATCTCGCCGATGGACACCGACCGCATCGTGATTTCGAGGCCCTCGTAGTCGCCGTCGGCGAAGCGGAGCTTGTACAGCTTGGGGTTCCTCTTGCAGCCCATCGCGGGCCTCCTCTCAGGGGGTCAGGACCAGACGGGGACGGTGCCGTCGGCGAGGACGCCGGGGACGGCCCAGGTGAGCTCACCCGAGTTGGAGCGGGTGAGCGGGTAGTCCGTATACAGCACCTCGTTGTTGAGGCTGACGCCGTTGACGGTCAGGGACGTGGTCCGCGCGACCGAGGTGGACGGCACGGTCTTGAAGACGTCGTGGCTCGCACCGGTCGCGGCGTTGAAGACGCCGTTCAGGGTGATGCTGAAATCCGCGAGCAACAGCAGCCGCTCGATCGCGGACTTGTTGACGCCGGTGATGTCCTGCGTCGCGCGCGGCGTCGCGAACTGGAGGTTCGTGACGTCGTTCTTGATGTCCTTCGGGGTGCCGGTGTGTCGTCCACCGACAGCACGGACCACCCGAGACCGGAAGCCTTGGCCATGATCTATCCCTTCTGGTGTTCGTTGGCGAGCGCCTGCTGGTGCTCGGCGAAGTCCTCGACCCAGTCGGCCGCGCGGACGTGCTGCCGCGGAGCGGTGCCTCGCGGGTTACCGCGGTGGTCGCCGTCGCGGACGATGTACAGCTCCGGCCGTCCGGTCCGCTTCTGGTGTTTGGCCGCGTTGAAGCAGGGCTGTCCGGCCTCGAACGTGAACGCGGTCAGCCCGTCCGGGCGGCGTTCCTCGCGGTAGGCGCGGCCGGACCGCTTGCGGATGTAGTGGGCCTGCCGCTGGCCTAGCTCGGTGGCTTCGTCGATGACGGACTGCCAGCCGTTCAGGTAGTGCGCGCAGTCCACCTCCGCGCACGTCGCGTCCACCCAGTGGGTGCTCTTCGGCGCGACGATCGCGTACGTCTTGTACGCGGCGGCCGGCATCTGCGGTTCGATCCTGTGCATCAGAAGGTCACCGCCGACTCGTTCTTGACCACGACCACGCTGAAGCTCAGGTTGGTGAAGCCGCCGGTCGTCACGGTGACTGCGCGGAGGTACTGGCGGATCGTCGCGGTGGGTGCGGTGGCGATCCGCTCCGCCGCGGGCGCGGCGGTGATCTGGGTGAAGGTCAGCCCAGGCACGTCGGCGAAGGTCACGTTGTCGGCGCTGTCCTGGATCTTCACCGAGACGTCGGTGCCGGTGAAGGCGGTTACCTGCATGTACGCCTGGGCGCCGAAGCTGGTCGCCGCCACGTGTCGATGCTCGCGCTGTGTGGCAGCCGTGTCGGTGCGGAGTCCGGCGGTGAGCTGGCGGCCCCAGCCGAGGCCGTAGCCGTTGGCCTGCGCCGACACGGCGAACGTGAACGCGCCGTCGTTGCCGCGGGTGCCGTCGTAGTTGATCTGTTTCGAGACCAGGCAGGCCGCCGGATCGCCGACGTTGGTGCCGCGGCAGTACGTGAGGATGACGTCGCTGGTCGCAGCGCGGACAGCTTCTCGTGCGTGCCGGTGCCGGCGGCCACGTGGTTGAAGAAGGCGGTGAACTCGATCCGGCCGTCGCGGACGCCGCCCTGTCGTTCCATCGCGGACTTGTTGATCGCGGTGAAGTCCAGCGCTGCCGGGCCGCCGCCGACGTTGCCGAGCGCGCTGATGTCCCCGGAGGCGTCGAAGCCCGAGATGTAGAGGTTGTCGCCGAGGCCGCTGCTCTTGCTCATGCCGCCTGCTCCCAGAGGTCGTTGACGATGAGGGGGAGGGTGATCGTCATCACCCGGTACTCCGCGCCGGCCGTCGTGAGGTAGCCGGCGCGAGCGGACAGCGGGTCGCCGTAGATGCCTGCAAGTCGACCTCGCGCACGATCTCGCCCAACGTGAAGTCGGCTGAGTAGGCGGCCATGAGCGCGTCGAGGGCGGTCATCAGGTTCGGGTCGATGGCGTCCTCGGGCTCCTGCACCATCGGCGTGTACAGGCGCACGCACAGGCGAGCCGAGTGCTCGTCGCCGCGAGGCCGCTGCCGCCGCGCGCCGGCCCGATCTGCTCCACCCACACCGCCGCCGACAGCCCGTTCCCTGGCGAGGACTTGGGTTCGTGTCCGTTGACGGTGTCGAAGTAGCCGCTGGTGAGGACGTGAGTCTGGACGGTGTCGAGGATGGTGGTGATGTCGAGGGCCATGTCAGATCAGCCCATCGCCTTGTAGCGGGCCAGGAGCTGCACGGCGATCTGCCGGGCCCGCTGGTCGACCAAGGGCTTTGTGCGCCTGAAAGTTGCGTAGCCGGGGAAACGGGTCACGGGGCTGTTGCGGCTGCCGACGCCTTCGAGCCAGGGCCCGTAGATGACGTTGCTGTCGGAGACGCGGTAGCCGTCTCCGGCGCGGCCGACGCTGATCTGCGACTCGTAGTAACCGGTCGGGTTCTTCAGGACGACGTGGAGACGCTGCCGGACCAGCTTCTCGCCTTCCTCGGCGATGCGGAGGCTGATCTCGTCGCGGTAGGCGTGCACGGCCTTCGCGGTGCGCCCGTCGAACATGGGCCGCGCTTGGCGACGCGGACATCGAAGTCCATTCCGGGCACGTCAGATTCCCCTCGTGCGGGCCTTGCGGCCGTACTCGGTGTACGCCTGGTCGCGCAGGGCGTCGATCGAGACCCTGGACACCTCGGGGGCGCTCTTCCCGGACGACGAGGCGAGCCGGAACCAACCGGACCGCTCTTGCAGCAACGCCCAGATCGCTTCCGCCTTGACCAACTGGTGGATTAGGCCGGGCGGCTGCCACGCGTACACCGTGGCCCCGCTGGCGTGCGTGGCCGCGGTGGTGCCGAGGGCTCCGCG